GCCTCGCGCGTCTTGCGCCACTCCTTGCTGTCATAGAACGGCCTCGCGTAGTCCTTCGCCATACCCTTAACCCCTTTTCGCTTTCAGTTGAAGCGTTTTCAAAAGGCTGTCAATAGTCCGCTGTATCTTGTCAGCGTCTACCCGCTCCGCATGATACCAAAGCGTAAGAATGAACTTTCCCGCCGTATCTGCTAACGGATCGTTTTTCTGTGCCTCCGCCGGAATGCCCGTGCAAAGCTCGATATAGTCCGGAATAGCCGCAAGCAATCCCGTTATAATATCGTCGTTGTCGGTGTTATCCAGCCGTAACGCTTCGCGGGCTTTCTCTAACGTAAGCATTGCACCCGCTCCCGATTAAGTCGCCGAACGTGTCAGCTTGATAAAGGCCTCTTCCACAATGGGCTTGCAATCGGCAACCGCCATAGCGCGGTAATCAATGCGCCCGCTCTTGAAGCTGCTTTCGCGGGAAGCCTCGATCGTGATACCCTCCGGCAGATTGTAGCCCATGTAGTTGAAGTTACCGAACAGGATAGTTTCCGCCGGGAGGTAATCATCAACAACGACAGGGAAGCCAAGAATTTTTCCGATCCCCTCGGCCTTCGGATCAGCAATGAAGATCGGTCGCCCGTTGCTGTCCACCATGCTGTAAAACAGGTTGTACAGCGCGGCGTTGTTCATTGCCCAGCAAGCGCCGGAAGCGTACCCGCGTTTCAGCGCGGCAACGACCTTCACAACGTCGGCATATTTCAGCCCGTTTGTTTTGTGGAAGGTAAGGGCGTTTGTATCGCCCCAAGTAATGCCGTTCAGAACGCCCGTACCCTGCGAAGAACCCGTACCGTTTACAAGGCCGTCCGCAATGCAGGCCATCACGCAATTAGTAAGCTCTTCCACAAGGTAGCTTTCAAATGCGGCAATGCTCATGCTCTGCACTTTGACGCTGATAGAAAGCACCTTCATAATTTCGTAGCCGTCGAAAGAAACGGTTGCGACGCTGGGCGCTGCGCTGTCAACCGCTGCGCCCTCGGTGTGCCAGCTTGCAGCGGCGGCGGGAGTACCGACGGGGATAGCGATTTTAGAAGGCACATTGAAGGAACGGCAAACGCTCATAATGCCGCCCATCGTGCGGGCTTTGCTGATAACCTCGTTCAGCGTCTGCGTGGGGAGAACCGCCGCAACGTTGCCGGAAGTGCCGTAAGCGTCTGCCCGCTGCTCGGTCATGGCGCGATTGAAGGCCGCTTCCTCAAAGCTGTTCAGCTTGCGCCCCAGCAGGCGTTTCATAAACGCGCTGCGGTATTCGGCGCTGTTGAATACGTCGCCTTCGGTAGCCTCATAGCTTGCGCGGCGCTCGAAGGTCATACCCGCACCCGCCACGGGGTTAAAACTGTTCTGCTGCCCGCCTGCGGCGCGGCTCTGTACATTCTGCTTTGCCTGCGAAAGTCCTTCAAGCTCAATATTGAGCGCGTCCACGTCGGCGGTTGCGTCGGTGGCAACAATGTTCTTGATCTCTGCCGCTCTGCACTCGATTTCCTCCAGCGTAGAAGTGCGGTAATGGTTGAAAGCCTCTGCAATAGTCTTGAATTTCATTTTGTATTCCTCCGTTTGATTGAAATAATGGCGTTTGCCGTTTCTGTGATCTGCTTTGCGAAGGCAAGGTTTTCACTTCGCGCCGCTTTTGGGTTGTTGCTGCCCTCGTAGCCGGAAGCAATTTTCTTCTGCTCCCGCTCCAAGATGTCAATTTGCTTGTAAAGCACTTCTGTAAGCGATTTACGCCGCTTGTCCTGTGCGGCCTCCGCCGCCTCGGTCTGCTCCCGCTCCGGCTCGGCGGGCTTTTCGATATGGATTTCAATTTCTGTTGTATTCCCGTCCTGTTTGACAATGGCGGGCTTTACAACAATGCCGTTTTCGTCTGCCATAGCGTTATACCTCTTTCAGCAGAATTGAATTCGCCTTGATAATGGCTTTCGCCCTCTCCGCCGCCGTAGAAGTCCATGCGTTAATAGCGGATCGCGCTTCAACGCTGGTCTGCGGATAAGCAGGGAACGGAACGACGCTGATTTCATACACTTTTTCAATCTTTGTGATCGTGCGTGTATTTGTCGCCGCGTCGTAGCTGTCGCCGCCCTCCGGCACTTTGAAGGCGAAGGACATTCCGGAAAGATCGCCGCGCTGTACTGCCGTATAAACGCTTCGCGCTTCCTCGGTGTCCGGTAATTCTGCAACCATGCTTAACCCTGCCGCGTCAAGCGTCAGTTGCATTGTTTTGGGCGTTCTCGCAAGCGGTACTTTGTTCAAGTCGTGATTGTAGAACAATCTCGCGTCGGACAAGTCCGCATGATCCAGCGCCCCCGCTCGGATAATTTCAATAAACGTGCCTGCCGGATCGTTTATCGTGGTGGGCTGGTCGTAAACAATCGGCCTACCCTCTAATTTAAGAACCTTCGCCGCGCCTGCCGCCGCCGCGTCCGCTCTTATTTCGCATACTCTAATTTCCTTCATGCCTGCGTTCCTCCGTTCTCTCCGTTTTTGCCGTCCGCTCCCGCTCCGGTATCACCGTTCAGCGCTGCGGGCGCTTTTGCCTTTGCAAGCTGGTATTCCTCCGCCTTGTCCGCGTCAACGTAATTCAGCGATTGAATGCGGCGATCTCCGCCGGAAACACTCGGAAGGTTCAGAATTTCCAATGCTTGATTGACCGTAAGCAAGCCCATAGGCATAATTTCACGGATCAAGTTTACTTTCGTCGCGTTGCTGGTGAATTGAAGTCGCCCGCTCTCGAACAGAATAGAATTGCCGAAGGCTCTTTCCCGATCGTTGAACAGCTTGCGCGTAAATTCAAGACTTAATTGCAGCGCCAGCGGTTCAATGACGCTTTCATAGAACGCCGCCCATTGGTTTTCGTCGTAGCTGCTGTTTACGATCGCTTCCGAAACGCCTAAATAGTCGTAAATCTTCGTTTTCACGGCCTGCATTTGCTTTTCGTCGATCGCATACGGCTTGTTGTCGATCGGGATATACTCGGCGGCGCTGTCAAGAACGGCAATGCCGCCGTTGTTGTTGATGTTCAAATAGTCCTGTATGAAGTTTTCGCGCATTTCCTTCAAGATGTCGGCATTCGCAAGCTGTGTGCGTTTCAGAATGCCGCGAATGCTCGCGCCTGTCTTGATCGCGGAAACAATGCCTTCATTCTGCGCGTGGGCAAGCTGCAACGCGGGGGAAAGCGCGTCGTTCGGATCGCCTAAAATATCGTTCCCGTTGAAATTGCGGCGAAGGTGGACAATATCCGCATACGGTAAAATGACTTCACGCCCGCCGGAAAAGATGAAGCGCACATATAGCGCCCCGCCCGTGTCGCTCAAAAACTCCGCATGAACCGGATTGAGTGGGAACACGGCGACGCATTGCCCGCGTTCGTCCTTCTGAATGTACGCAAAAGCGTTGTTGTACAGAAAATAGTGGGTAAACAGCTTGTACAGCATATCGAAGGCGGACATATACGGGTTTGGCTCAACCTGTAACATACGGTTTAACTTGCAATCGCCTGTTACCTGTTCGTGATCCCGATACTTGATAATGTGCGATCCTTTCAGCTTTGCAGCATTGCGGGCGATCGCGTCAACGGCGCTTCTGAAAATGTCGTTGCTGTATGCGTTCCCGCTCCATGCCGAAAAGGCATTCCCGCCGCCGATGATTTCCGCGCGGCTTGTTTCCCGTGCTGGCGGCTTTACCCTCCCAAAAATACGGCTAAAAATACTCATTCTTCCGTTTCCACCTCTTCCACGTTCCATTTGCCTTCATTGCCGCCGTTTTTGCTCATTTCCTCTTGAAAAACCTCCCGCATACGGGCTTGAATTTTGTCCCTCATGCGCACATCTGCAAGGGTTTTCCACGGGCGGGCTGGAAGTCGTGAAGTCCCAATTTCATATACATAGCCTTTTAGCGCATTCGGAACGCCGTGGCGGTCATAGCCTGTCGGGCGGATCGTGATATACTTTCCGCTATCGCCCTTCTTGATCTTTGACGCTTTAATAGACTTGATAAGATCGCCTGTGTCCCGTATCTCGTATTCCTTCAAAGCGGCCTGCATTTCCTCGCGGGCTATCTTCGCGCCCGCGTGTAGCATATGATTAACTGTTCCGCTGACTTTCGCGCCCCTTGCTTGAAGCTGATATTGAATGCTGTCCAGCCCCGTAAACGTGAACTTTGCCATTTTGCGCCCTCCTTTCTTCCTGCTCCTGTTTGCTGCGCCGTTCCTGCTGACAATCGCAACGTTCCGAAGGATCAAGGGCGCAACCGCAATGCGGGCATACTCTGAAATACATTTCTGCTTTCTCCTTTCTGTCTGCTTTTTCTCCCACCCCTCCGCCCCTCCCGCTGGGAGGGGGACAGGCTCAAAGGAATTGAACACGCCTGCGGGCGGGCTGCTGTCTGCGTGTCTATGTGCTTCCTCTGATGATTTTTTGTTATCCCCGCCGCCGTCCTGCTTCTATCACTCCGGCAACTCACCGTAAAGAGGCTTTCGCGGCATATCCTCGCGCCGCGTTGCGCCGCTCCGGTATTCCACGATCCTCTTGACGGCTCGCCGCCTTCGTGATCTATCTAAAGCAGGCGACGGGGAATTAAACAAAAAATCATCTTCAAAGAAAGTGTTGGTTATCGAACCTTACTTATTTACAAGGCCTTCAAAGCTGATCCGCGATCAGCATTTTAGAGGCCGTTTCCGGTTATTCGGTGGCGGTGCTTCCGCCGCGTCCTCGTTACGAACGTACTTGAAGCACATATAGCCGTAACGGTTCGTTTTTGCTTCTACAAGCCTGTAACCCTTCGGCGCTCGCGGCGGCTTGCTCTCGGAATACTCCCGCTTTGCTTCCGTCGCCGCTTCCTTCTCCGGCTGGCACAAATTCCGCGTACCCTTGTAATGGTGGCGTGTCCCTCTCTCCGGTGTCCAATGGTCGAAAAGGTAATTTGCAAGGCCTGTATAATCCCGCCCGTGATCTACGCCGTTGTAGTAGTTGTGTTCCCGCAAGTGTTCAATACGAATGATCGTTCCGCCGTCCCACTTCTCCCGTATCTGCTCTTCGGTCAGCCCGTTAGATACCATGTGAAAGTGAATGCGGCTCGTTGTCTTGCCTCTGCCGGGGTAAAGCGCTATTTGCGCGTCCGGATTTAACCGCCGCAACCGCCGCCAAAACGGATTTATGATCCCGTCCGCCTCGGCGAAGGTATGTACTTCGTGTTCGTTGTCCTGCGTGATCGTGGTATAGAGGGAAGCGGGGGAAAACGTCGCGTTGAACATTCGCGCATGATTTCGACGGGCTAACCGCTGCTTGAAGTCCTCGTATTCCTCCGCGCTGCTGAACCGTGGGCGCGGCTCTGCCTTCTTTACGTCCTTTGTCCGATCCGGCAAGGTGTACACCTCCTGTTCACATACGCTACCCGCGAAAATCCTTCTTTTTGCTCGCATTTTTGGCCTCCTGCCTTGACAAAAGGCCGTACAACTGCTATAAT